GGTCTTTTTGTAAAAAAGATAAAATATTTCTAAAATTAGAATAATTTTTAAAATTCCAATTATTTTGGTTAGTCAATCCTGCTATATGAGATTGAAACATTATAGTATTATCGTCCCACAAAGTAATATTACAATCTTCTAAATGTATTCCATCAGCACCCTGGAATTTTTTAATATTAGAATTAAATGATATATTACTATTATGAGATTCATGAATAGCTACATATTTAAATTTTTCACTTACAGCATCAAAAGAACCTTGAGTAGCTAACCATCCTGGCATTCTCCAACCCTCGGGCTTTACACCTACTTCATCCCATTCTTGTAAACATAAATTTAATCTATTACACGCAGAATTATAGTCGTGTTCTGTCATTTCACATTCACCTGGGCCACCTATTCTACAATCATGATAATGACCATGAGCTGCTAGTTCTATCCAATCTAAATCTCCCCAATATTTAACCCATTCTTTATGTTGGGATAAGGGATATTTTCCATGGTAGTTAGAAGGAATAAACTGTACAAATTTACATCCAAATTCTTTATTTAATTTATGGAGATAAGAAACGCATTCATCTTCAGGCATACCCCACCCGGGTTCGGGGTGGGTATCATCTATGCATATTATAACATTTAAATCCATCAAGTTAATTTATTACCTCTTACGTCTAAGACACAAGGTTTAGGATGATTAGTAACTTGCAAAGTATACCCTAATTTACAAAATATATTAGTAAACATAACTTCACCATTTAATTCATTATTCCTATACCACTCTTTGGCATACGCACTATCAAAAGCATCTAATCGGGCTTCAAAAATACATTTTTGCATTTCTTCAGTCATAGGCATTTGGGGGTGGGGTAAATGTCCTAACGTGTCTACTACTTTATTTAAATAATCTCTATGTGTGCACCCTAATCCCCCATGTGCGTGTGGATCATGACCATTTGAAGTGCTTTTAATGTTTAATCCATCTAATTCCTGATCATATTTACATCCCCCTATAAAAGCAACTTTTTCGTTTTCATTAAGTTGTTCTATCATAAAATGAAAATAATTAGGTTCTACTAAATGGTAATCATCTTCATTAAAAAACCAATATTCATATTTATCTTTAAATAGCTTAAAAGCATGATTAAATGACCCGTAACTTTCTCCTATCCCCTCATTCCAATCTCTATTAACAGTAATTATTTTACCATCCATAGTTTTAGTACCGTTAATTTCTTCTAAAAACTTTTTTCCGGCTTCATGGCCAAAATCATGATTTACAATTATAGTATCCTTTTCTACACCACTACTTACGGTAGTTTCATATTCTATTAATTCAGTAAGTAATCTTATGGCATCTCCACCTGTAAGGGAATTTATATTTGAACCACCATGGTTACGTCGGGGACCGAAGTATGTTGCTACTACTCTACAATTCATTTTTTAGTTGTTTTATAATAACCACCTATAGCAAATTCTACTTTTGTATTAATAGCTCCGTGGTTACTTGGTTTATATCTAGAATAGGGCATTATCCTAAAATCTACACTTATTCGTGTATTACTGGTTAAATTTTGTTTATTCCCATGTTTTAAATTAGCACCATCCCATTGAACACACTCTCCGTATTCAACATTCATTGCTTTAAAATCTTTTTTATCCTCTTCGGATTCAACCCAGATTGTATTAGTACCATAGGCCTTAGTAAAAGGTAAAAAATAATTTAATTCACCTACTTCTTCATGCCATTCTTTATCCCTATACCATTTATCCTTATGATATTCCCCAACAGCAATATTGCCAGGAAAATGAAGTCTAAATGTAGGAATTTTTTGGTAAACTATATCTTCATCATATAGGGGACGGATTATATTGTGAATAAATTTATCATATAAACCTAAAATTTGTTCTTTACAATTATCATAATACAATTTATGATATTTAGTACTCTGGTCTTCTTCTCTTTTAAATAAGTCATAACCACTAAAATGATCTTCAGTATGAATTTTTGATAAATTAGTAGTACCAAGAATATCCTCTACTATTTTAGCAAATGGATATTCTTTAGTTGAGTAAGTAGTTTTTTTCATTGTTTAATTCTTGTATTAAATGGTTAATATCTATTTTATTTTTAGTATTAAAAAATTTAGGATATTGTTGGGCTTCATATGTAATAACTTTTGCATCAAATTCCACAAAATTATTTAATTTTTCTAAAGAAGAGCAAGAGGTAAATCCCATTATTCTAGATACTAGAGGGATTAGAAAACCTAAAGCTTTACCATGAGGAACATTATATATTCCTGTTAAAGGGTAAGATAAGGCATGTAATATTGTAGTAGGTACTTTTTCTATAAAAGCACCTGCTTCATGGCCTAATTTTATAACATCAATAGGTTTAATATTAGGTTGCAATAATTTAGTTAGAGTTGATTCTACTTTATTTTGATCTAATTTAAAATAATCTTTAGACCACATTACATCTAAACAGTGACTAATAGCATCATATTTAGTGTGTAATAAGGTAGTTTTTGGTAATGTTTTTATAAACTCAGAATTGAAATAAACATTTTTAGGTTTAAAAGAAACATGGTTTAATTTATTATTACCATCCCAATATACAGAATGTGAAGTAGCTGATGCACCCGCGGCTGTAGTAGGATAACACGTAATAGGAGTACTAGATAAAATTTTAGCTGTGTCAACTACTGCCCCCCCGCCTACAGCTATAACATCCCGGTACTTACCTTTGAGTTTTAAGATATCTTTTGAAGGGGGGAAATACACAGTATATTGTTCCCCTGGAATAAGGTTTCGTGTAGATGGGGAACAAACTATTAAAGACATGTTTTAAATTGGTTTTTATTAGTGACAGAATCTATACCTACACGAGGTAATTTCCCATCATTAGTTATTTTATATATTTTATTAATTCCAGGGTACGAATTTTCTAAAGATGAACATTTATATGCCCCCACAGATTCATGACAACCATTATCTAGAATATAAGTAAATAAATTAGGTAAATTATAATCCCTAATAGTATGGGTAATTCCTAAATGCATCAGTAACGCACCATCTCCACTTAAAACAACCACGTCTTTTTTTGTATTTAAAGCAATACCTAGCCCTATACACGGGGCTATACCCATACTTCCTTGCATATAAAGTATATTGGGAAATGATGGGAATTCGTTATATACTGCTCGTGATATATAACCAGTATTTGTTACATATAGGGCCTCTGACCCATGAGTATTAAATATTTCTTTTATAGCTGTGTTTCTTGTAACCATTATTTAATGTTATTTTCTCCTTTTATTACTATGTAGTTTGTATAACCTATAAGTTGTAATAATTGCTCATCCGTTTCACCCATTACTTTATGTTGTTCAAGGGTATGTCTATGTCCTATAACTAATAAAGGTTCTATCTTAAATGGCATACATAAGCTGGTTATAGGGTTTATTGTATTGCCTAATCCAGAGTTTTGTAAATATACACAAGACTTTTTACCAGCTATTTCGGCCCCAAAAGCAATCCCTACAGCTTGTCCTTCATTTGTAGCAATAATATGCTCAAAATTAGACTCTAAAATAGAATTTTGAAAGGGCTTTAATGCACTATCAGGGACACCCGTAAAAAAGTTATAACCATCATTTTTTAATTGGTCAAATAGATTATCTATCATTTTGTTCCAGGAATTAAATTAAGTATTTCTTTAATACTCATACAATGTGTGTCACTAGCTTCTTTACTTCTTTTATGTTTAAGTATAGATTCAGCGGTTTTAACCATAGCAGGATAGGCACTTCTTAATAAATGGTTAGCATATATAACAATATTAGCGCCTTTATCTATTAGGGTTTCTTCAGTAATACTATTATAAGATGAGGGAACTACCACTAAAGGTACTTTAGTATCGAATTGTTTATACTGATCACAAAAATTAAAGATTTCTGTTGGGTCTTCTTCTTTACTATGGATCATAATACCATCAACCCCTGCGTTTATATAAGCTTGGGCTCTTTGGATTGCATCCTCTAATCCTGCTTTTAATATTAAACTTTCAATACGAGCAATAATCATAAAATCATTACCTACTAAAGAAGATTTTCCTATTTTAATTTTTTTACAAAAATTTTCAATTGAATCTTGGGTTTGTTTTACGTCTGTGCCGAATAAAGAATTTTTCTTAAGACCTACTTTATCTTCAATAATAATAGCAGATACTCCTAACCTTTCTAAGGTTTTTACAGTAAAAGCAAAGTGTTCAGGCTTACCACCAGTATCACCATCCAATATAATAGGTTTAGTAGTTACTTCTAACACGTCATTTAAGGTACTGTATCTATCTATTAATTCGATATCTGGTTTTCCTTTAGCAGTTGAATCAGTTAAACTAGACATCCATATACCATCAAATTCATTATTTTCATATGATACATTTTCAGCTATAATACCTGTGAGTCCATTATGAGCTTCTAATATTCTGACTATGGGTTTATTTTCTATTAGACGTCTTAGTTTCTTTTGCCTTATTTCAGGTGTAGTACCTATTTCTTTTAATGAATTATGTAATTGAGTAGATGATATACCTTTAGTATAAGGTACTTCTATTAATTCACCACCCCAACTAGACAAAGTATCTATTACTTTTTGTCTTACTTCTTTTTGAATACCATGTTTCCAATCATCCCCATGTATAACATAATTCGGTTTAAGTTCGTTTAAATTATCTGTGTAATCTAGGGTATCTTGGGGGACTACCTCGTTAACGTATTTTATACTTTCAACTACTTCTTTTCTTTGTTCATAAGTTAAAGCAGGTAATCTTTTATAACTTGCTATTGCTTTATCTGTGAGAAGACCCACTATTACTTCTCCATACTTAGCGGCCTCTTTTAATACATTCATATGACCGGGGTGTATTAAATCCGCACTCATTCCTATATAAACTTTTTTCATCCTCTTAATTTTTTTAATGCTGGTAATTCTGATCCCAATATCTCCTTTTTACTTGATCCTAAAGCTCTATTAACTTGATCTATATAATTAAGAACATATTCAATGCCCCTTTTTTCTAAAGAACCTGGGTGATCAGTACCTTTCATAGTCCTATCAAGTGTATAGTGTCTTTCAATAATTTCGGCTCCTAACATATAAGCTGCTATATCTGAAGCTACACCTATATGGTGACCACTAAACCCCACTGTATCAATGTTTTTATATCTATCTTTATACATTGGTATGACGTTTAGATTTAAATCTTCTTCAGAACAAGGATAAGTACTAGTACATTGTAATAAGTGTAACTCTTTGTTTTTATGTAAGATTTCAACTGCTCTATCTACATCTTCTATAGAAGACATACCCGTACTAAGAATTGTTGGAATTTCAGTTTCTGCTACAGCATTTAACAATTCAATATCTGCGGTACGTTGAGAGGCTATTTTTAAACCACTACATCCTATTTTTTGGAGAAATTCTAAACTAGGTTTATCTGTAAAACTACTAATAAAATCAAATCCTGCTGCTTCAACATAATTTTTTAATTCGATAAAATCTTCTTTTGATAACTCTAAAGCTTTACGATGTTCATAATATGTTCTACCAAATGAATTTGGGTTATCATAAATCATAACTTTTTGTTCTTCTGATAAACATGTATCTATATCTCTTTTAGCTGTCTTGATACAATTAACAGGTAATCCTTTAAGACTATCAACCATACGTTTAGCAATATTAATATCACCTTGATGATTTTGTCCAATTTCTGCTATGAAATAAGTTGGGGTTTTTCTATTTACTATGTTCATAAGTTTTTATTTTTTTATTTTTTTAGATATATAAACATTTGGATTTGTTGATATATTTGTAACTATAAAGTTTTTACTTCCAAATAATTTTATCCAATCTCTTACTGGCCCCTCACTAAACCATATAATACCATCTTTAGTTAATAGCTTTTCAAAAGTAGTAATGATTTTTAGTACATCATCTTCTGAATTATCAATTAATTTAAGAGATTTGAATGCTCCCTGTTGTAGAACTCCTCTACAGAAAATGAAATCGTATACTCCAGAGATTTCATCCTTTGCAAAATTAGCTTTAATATGCTTTATCCCCTTAGCAGAGTCATTTTCTATGAAAGCGTCAATTCCTGTTAAATTTGTGAAACCTTCCCTTTGTAAAAATCTAAGATTAAACCCATTAGCACATCCATATTCTAAAATCCTAGATTTCTTAGATGGGATATGTTCAATCATATCTAGTATAGACGATGCATTTGTTTTATGGCCTACATCTAGAGGGTCCAACTCCTTATCATAATACTCGTGGTAAAATAAAGTATATTCGTCTATTAGTTTTTTCAAGTTATCCTTCATATTAATTCNTTTTTGTAATGTATTTCTTTTGCTTTTGTTTGTATAGATCCTATATAATAAGATATATCTCGATTATCTTCAACAATGTCTTTATGTAAAATCATAATACCATTTTCATTGCCCGTTGCATCAAACGATCTTACTTCTTTAAGATTGTTTTCTTTAAATCTTTTAATTCCTAATTCAATATCAATTGCAGTATGACCTGGACAATTAGCCATTATAGATACAATTATATCGTAAGAATTATCAAGGTTATAATACCCATATCTTAATATTGATATTAATTTATCATTATCTCTTGTTGCATTTTTGGGTCTCCATATAACTTTTACTTTTCTTTTTTCACAGTATTCTTTAATATAATTAGAATCTGTTATAACATATACTTCGTCTATTCTTTTTGATTCTAGCATAGGTTTTACACTATGATAGAATAATGGTATACCCCCTTGTTTAGCTATATTTTTACCTGGAAATCTATTAGAGTTAGCTTTTGCTACTACAAATCCTACAATCATATTTCTTCTATTCTTTTTGTTTTATCACAAATTAGTAAATCATAAGCGGGTTTTTCACCCACACTTAGATTATGATATCGACACCCCCATTTATTTAATTGATTAGTAGTTACTTCTAACCAGTTAATACCTGTTATAGTGCCTCTAGCTGTCCAGTATGTTATTTCATTTCCATTATCATATAATGTATTAATTTTTTTTATGTTAGCCAAATTAGGTATGGCATCTGGATAATTTCTTTCTCCTTTATAAAAACATATAGTTTCGTCTATATCAACATAAATCTTCATAAATAACTTTTTTATTTTTTAATATATTAATATGTTTAGATATTATATTCTCACTAATATTAAGTAATTTAGATATATCTTTAATATTTTTAGTTCCGTCACAATAATGCAATACCCAATTTCTTATAGTATCATTTTCAGTATTTCCTGGAACTCCTACTTCTCTATATAACTTATATTTACTAAGAAAAGGTTCTCCCCCCTTTACGTTAACTTTATATTTAGGATACTTTTCATATTGTGTAATTACATTTAAATACAAATTAACCATTTTATTAATAGTATTTATTGATATAAAATCTAAATTATCATTTGATGTGTGATATTCATCAAACTCTTCATATGGTATTGTTGTTAGTACTCCTGTAGGTATCCGTATTCCCTGGCTGCTTAGTTGTCTTTCATCACTTCCTGTGGGTTTGTAGGGTTTTTGGTTAGTTATTAAATTACAGGCAATATTATCTAAAGAATGATCGTTAATGTATGTTTTTTTATAATGGGGTGTACCTTTCCCTACTGTTGTAGCTACTAAAGCATATTCTACATTAGAGGGGATTATAATATTTTGAGATAATGCGGTTATGGCTCCTATAGTTTCTGGCCAAAAGAAAAATCTATATGTGTAA